CCCAAGACCACCAAGCCCACATTGCGGTTCACATGTCGGCCATGCAAGATCCCAAGATTGCATCGTTGCTACAAAACAACCCAATGGCGCAGCAGTTGCAGTCGGCCATGATGGCGCACATCAACGAGCACTTGGGATTCCAGTACCGCGTGGAGATCGAGCAACAGCTTGGCTTCAGCCTGCCGCCTCAAATGGATCAGTCGGGCGAAGAAGTCCACATGGACCCACAAGCCGAAGCTCGCTTGGCACCGATGTTGGCCATGGCCGCGCAGCGTTTGCTGGCAATGAACCAAGGTCAGGCCGCCCAGCAGCAAGCGCAACAGCAAGCACAAGACCCAATTGTGCAAATGCAACAACAAGAGTTGCAGCTCAAAGCACAAGAGGTTCAGCGCAAATCACAAAAAGATTTGGCAGATATCGCTTTGCGCAAAAAACAACTCGAAATGGACGCGCTCAAAACTGCCGCCCAGATCAAACAACAGAACAACCGCGAGCATGCAAACATGCAAATGGATGCTCTCAAGACAGCCGCTCAACTCCGCCAAGACCAAGTGGAAAACGAGCGCAGTCATGCCATGGATGCTGTCAAACACGCCACCACGTTGGCGCAACAAGAAGCCATGGCAGACAAAGGGCACGCCGTAGATCTGCATAAACACAACATGCAGATGAAGGCAATGCAAAACAAACCTAAACCTAAGGGAGAGTAATGGACCAAAATCTTCAGTACCTTTTGAAAGAGTATCAGGAACGCATGTACATGCTTTCTGATGCCATGGCTCGCGGACATTGTTCGAGCTACGAGGAATACAAATACACATGCGGACAGTTGCGGGGTCTTGAATCTGCATGTGCCATCATCAAAGACCTCGAACAACGAATGGAAAACTCCGACAATGAGTGAAAACCTAGACTTGGTTAACGCGGTAGACCTATCGCAAATCCTCAACAAATCAGCGGAAGAAAAAGCAAAAGCGTTGCCCGAACCAAAAGGCTATCGTATTTTGTGTGCCATCCCTGAAGCGGAAAAGCAATATGACAGCGGCTTGGTAAAAGCCGACGAAACCATGCGCAACGACGAACTGCTCACTACAGTGTTGTTTGTTGTGAAGATGGGGCCTGATTGCTACAAGGATGAAAAACGTTTCCCCACTGGCCCTTGGTGTCAAGAGCATGACTTTGTTCTGGTTCGCCCGAACGCTGGCACTCGCTTGGTGATCCATGACCGTGAGTTCCGAATCATCAATGATGACTCGGTGGAAGCAGTCGTCCAAGATCCTCGCGGCATCCGTCGCAAACAATACTAAGGAGCCGGACATGGCAGATACAGATTTCAAATTCCCTGATGAACTGGAAGATCAGGGAAAGCAAGAAGCCAAAGCTGAGCAAGAAAACATTGAGATCGAGATTGAAGACGATACGCCTGAAGAAGACCGTGGCCGCAAGCCAGTCAATCCAGACGAAGTCAAAAAGCTTGAGATTGAAGTTGACGAAGTTGACAAATACAGCAAAGACGCCAAGGACAAGATCATTCGCATGAAGCGCATTTGGAACGACGAACGTCGCGCCAGAGAGGCCGCAGAACGCGAACGCATTGCAGCTCTTGAGGCGGCTCAGATGCTCAACGCTCAACTCCAGCGCGCCAACCAATTGTTGGCCACTGGTGAAAAAGACTACAAAGACACCAAGAAAAAGGCAGCCAAAGCTGAGCTTAAAGCTGCCGAGCAGGCATACAAAGAAGCGTATGAGGCTGGTGACTCTGACCGTATGTTGCGCGCCCAGCAAGAGCTCATTCGCGCTCAGAATAGTCTTGACAACATCAAAAAGTTTAAGTTGCCCTCTTTACAAGAGCAGCAATTTAATGTACAAACTCAACCACAGCAGGTTCAACAACCATCTGTGCCGCGTCCTGATGATCGCGTAATGCGTTGGCAGGAAGAAAATGCTTGGTTCGGACAGGACAAAGTCATGACGGCAACAGCACTCGGTGTACACGAAGACTTACGTGAACGAGGGGTTAAAGTTGGGTCTGAGGAATATTACGCAGAGTTAGACAAAACGATGCAAAAACGGTTCCCTGATAATTTCGGTGAGCAGGAATTCGAAGAGGCAAAGCCAGAGAAGACATCTTCAAGGGTCAAGCCTGCCACGGTAGTGGCGCCAGCAACTCGGTCGACCGCACCGAAGCGAGTTCGCTTAACGCAATCGCAAGTTGCTATTGCCAAGAAGCTTGGGATTACTCCTGAGCAATATGTCCGTGAAGTTTTGAAATTAGGAGCCTGACATGGCACAAAACCGTATTACTCGTGAAACTGATAACCGTGAATTTGCGGAGCGTCCAAAGCAGTGGATGCCACCGGAGCTTCTCCCTGAGCCCGACAAAGAGGCTGGTTATTCGTATCGCTGGATTCGCGTCTCGATGCTGAACCAAGCTGATCCTCGCAATCTTTCTTCAAAGATGCGCGAAGGTTGGGAACCGGTTCGTGTTGAGGAGCAACCAAAATACCGACTGTTAGCTGATCCCGATTCGCGTTTCAAAGACAACATCGAGATTGGCGGGTTGTTACTCTGCAAGAGTCCAACTGAGTTTGTGCAGCAACGTGCAGAATATGTGCGTCGCCAAACACAATCTCAGACGGATGCGGTGGATAACAGCTTAATGCGTCAGAGCGATGCGCGGATGCCGCTGTTCAAAGACAGCAAGTCCTCGACTACCTTTGGCAGAGGTCAATAAACTTTTTGGAGCTAAAAGATGGCATATCCTACCGTCAACAGCACTTATGGCTTTAAGCCCCTCCAGCGTCTGGATGGCCTGCCATATGCCGGAGCGATCCGTCAAATCCCCGTGGCTGCAGCCTACGCAACCGCAATCTTGAACGGTGATACCGTGAAAGAAAGCGGCGGCTACTTGGTCGCAGCAAACACAACCAACTCTGGTGACATCGTCGGTGTCTTGGTTGGTTGCCAATACGTGAACTCTTTGGGCCAAACCGTCCAAGGTCAGTTCTACCCCGCAGCGGCTTCTACCACTACCGCATTGGCTTACGCCTATGTTGTGGATGATCCCAACGCAACATTCCAAGTTGCAGCTACAACTGCCGGTTCTACCACTCCTGCTGCTTATGCACGCACGATTGTGGGCAAGAACGTGGCATTGGTGGCCAACGTTGGCAGCACTACTACTGGCGATTCTGCTTATGGTATTGACGGCTCTTCAGCTACTACCACTAACACTTTCCCAGTTCGCGTTGTCGACGTGATCACAGCTTCTGCAACTGGTCCCCGCTCTGCTACAGCCACGACTTATTATGAGTTCGTCGTGAAACTGAACACAGCTCAATACAACGACTCAACCGGTGCATAAGGAGTAAATCATGGCTATTTCACGCGCACAGTTACTGAAAGAGTTGCTACCCGGCCTGAACGCTTTGTTCGGTTTGGAATATGCACGCTACGGCGAAGAGCACAAAGAGATCTACGAAACCGAAACCTCGGAACGTAGCTTCGAAGAAGAAACCAAGTTGTCTGGCTTCAGTGCAGCACCTGTCAAAAACGAAGGCCAAGCCATCGCTTATGACAATGCTCAAGAAGCATGGACTGCTCGCTACAACCACGAAACTATCGCTTTGGGCTTCAGCTTGACTGAAGAAGCTATCGAAGACAACTTGTATGACTCGTTGTCCGCTCGCTACACCAAAGCTTTGGCTCGTGCCATGGCCTACACCAAGCAAGTGAAAGCTGCCGCTGTTTTGAACAACGGCTTCACCAGCACTTACACCGGTGGCGACGGCGTGGCTTTGTTCAGCACAGCACACCCCTTGGTTTCTGGTGGCACCAACGCCAACACACCTACCACTCAGTCTGACTTGAACGAAACATCGTTGGAAAACGCTGTGATTCAAATCGCTGCTTGGACAGATGAACGTGGCCTGTTGATCGCTGCTAAGCCTCGCAAACTGATCGTTCCCCCAGCTTTGCAATTCGTTGCCACTCGTTTGTTGGAAACCGAACTCCGCGTCGGTACTAACAACAACGACATCAACGCGTTGAAAAACAACGGTTCGATCCCTGAAGGCTACTCAGTCAACCACTTCTTGACCGACACAAACGCTTGGTTCTTGATGACTGACGTGCCTAACGGCTTGAAACATTTCGTTCGCACCCCCTTGCAAAACAGCATGGACGGCGACTTTGACACCGGCAACGTGCGTTACAAGTCTCGTGAACGTTACAGCTTCGGCTGGTCTGATCCTCTCGGCGCTTTCGGCTCCAGCGGTTCATACTAATCAGGCCTTGAGTCTGGTATCAAAGGGGAGCTTCGGCTCCCTTTTGTTTTGCGTGGAAACGTTTACACGCGCCTTGACTTCGGCCAAAAATAAGGTATGCTTACCGTGTCTGGGATTTCACTTGTACCGGACTGGCCCAGCAGACGATGCAACGATTGGTACAAGTACTTTTGCATAAGGACTTTTTGTCATGGCACGTTCCACCTTTGAAGGCCCAATTCTCTCGGGCGACTCACGTTTTGGCCCCTTGCGCGATGTAGGCTACTCCCGTCTTTCGCAAGAATGTTTCATTGATTTGTCTAACACCACTGCTGGCACTGCCGGCTACTCTGGTGGCTCTAGCCAATTCGTCAATGGCAACACAATCCCCAACGTCAACGCAACCGTTTTCACTGCCGGCGGCGGCACTGTTTACCCTCCAGTTGTTGTGACTCCAACTGCAGACGCTACTACCGCAATCTATCGCGGCGCAGTGTTCTATGTTCCAATCAACAGCATCATCGAAGACATCGTTGTTGACTACACAACAGCCATCACTGTTGGCGGTTCTCCAACATACTCTGCAGTGAGCTTGTTAGCCTCTAACGGCTTTGTGACCTCCAGCCCAAGCTATGCC